GGTCTATATTTATCCTTATAGAGTGTTTTATATAGTCCATTTTTTCCTCTAAAATCTTTTACACCACTATCTGTTGATGTTCACTCCATTAACTACCAAAATTTAAAAAGCAGGAAATTAATCCTGCTTTTCTTATGCTTGTTCTTTAAAATAATAACCACTTAGATTTCCAATATCAATACTTTCTTTACTTTCAAATAACATTATTTCACTTATATTTCTTCTTATTCTATCTTCAAGCTCTATATTGCTATTTTGCATTGAAATATTATATATTAATTCCTTTGCTCTCTTTACTTCTTTTTTGCTTCCTATTTCTTTAAAAGCATGATCTATATCTGCAATACCTTTTAAATTTTTAACTCTCTCTTTATAATACCCTAATACTGTTCCTACTGCTGTACTAAATTCTTTTACATCTTTAATATTCATTTTTATACCTCCATAAATTTTATTCTCTTTTGAGTACATTTCATGTTAAAAGTTCATATTTATACAGCAGGTATTATTTATTATATTTCAAAAGCCATTTTTCTAGCTTCTGAGAGATTTTCCCAGTGTAGTCCTATTCTAAATTTTTCATCATCTTCACGAATTATGTCTGCTATTTCTTTTAAAGATTGTTTATTATTTGTATCTAATTCTTTCCCAAAATCTTCTGCTATTTCTTTTAAGTTTTCTGGCATATTTTCAGAAGAAATATCATCTAAAAATTCTAAAATCTCAACATCATTTATATATAAAGTATTATCATTTTTATTGTAATCATATAAATCTTTTAAAATAGTTTGATAACAATCTTCAACTATATCTTTGAATCCATGAAAAGTATCAAAATTTTCTGTTTTTTTCATTATTTTATATATTTCTATTAGATACTTTATACAAATATCACTTACATGATACCAATGTTCTGTTTTTTCATTTCTAGTTTTTTCTTTATCTAATAATCTTTCTTTTAATAATTTCATTTCAAAGTTAAAACTTCTTATATATTTAAAAACTTCATTGTCAAAAATACTGCTTTTATCTATAAAATCCCAGTTAAATTTTTTCATTGGATGTTCTCTATAACTTGTTTCTTCAGTATCTTTATACTTTACAAAGTTTGCTACATCAATTATAAAATTATTTACAAGTTTTATTTCTAATTTTTCCATTTTTAACACTCCTTATTTTTCAACAATATTTTTAATGCTTCTCTTACTGTTTCAGCTATTGAATTTCCTGTCTTTTCATTGTATTCAAGAACTTTTTCATAAAGTTCTTTATTTAATCCTATCTTTATACTATGGCTAATAGGGTCTTTTGCAGGAGGTCTTCCCATCTTTTTTATACCTTTCATTTTTCCTCCTTGATTTTAATTAATATAAATGTTATAATGAATTATAAATTTAATAGTGGATATTTCTGAGCCTTTTTAGTTTTTTAACTAAAAGGGCTTATTTCTTTTTATTTAATTTTATTAATACTATTATTACAAGTATTAAAGTTATAGGTTGTAATATATCATTTATAGCTCTTAATACTTCCATTTTATCCCTCCTAGTTTTTATTTTTTTTAAGGAAGATAAGGGAGATTGGAGGAGTGAGATTACTCTCAAACCTCCTTTCTCTTGTTACATCTTATTTTCTCAATTGTCTAATGAGAACAATGATAGATAAGATGTAAAAGATTATCTCCAAAATCTCCTTAATAGTGGACATTTCCTCACCTCCTTATATATCTATTATACTTTAAAGGTTCAAAAAAGTCAAGATATTTTTTTGAACCTTTAAAGTTTTTTTTATAAAAAATAAGGACAGGTTTTTCCCTGTCCTATTATTCTTCCTTTTCTCTATCTTCTTCTTTTAGTTGTTCTAGTGCTTTCTTTAACTTCTTAGGAACTGGTACTCCTGCCTTAGCTGCATTCTCTACAATGCTTAATAGTTCAGTTGCACAATAAAATATTCCAACTAAATTTCTAAAACCAATCCCTGGAACTAATCTATGCATTAAAGATGCTCCACATAATAAAGCTAAAATCCATAACTTCTTTTCTATTCCCTTGTATGCTCTTTTTGAATTTAAGTTCTTTAACTTATAACCTGCATAGACTCCTGATGCATAATCAATTAACATTAATCCCATTAAAACCTTTGCCAATGTATCAAATCCACCAATAAGCCAAATTAGAAAAGCAACAAAATATGCCCACATTTTTACTATAAATGCTCCAACTTTTACTATGAATACCCCCACTATACCAACCCCTAATTATAATTTAAGTACCTTTTTCCAATGATCATAATAAGATATAGCTTCATCTGTCATATCAACTACTGCTTTATCTTTATATCCTTCATTTTCTAATTTATCCTTCCATGAAGTTTCTCCAAATAATCTTACAGCCCTATACATAGCTTTTCTCTTTAAAAATCCTACTCCTAGTTCTTTCATAATATATAGAAAAATTTTATCAGATAAAGTTCTATTTATACCTGTTATATTATACTTTGAATATAAAAAATCATGCACAACAGCTGCTGGTGTATATACTCCAAATGGTGGAAAAATACTCCAAAATGAACGAGGAACAGAAGCTAAATCTGTTATAAAGCCTTTGGGTACAGTAATCCTGTACCCATTAACTTCATAAATATAATCTTGGAATAACTCTTGTTTTCTTCCATCTGAAAGAGGATGTATTAATAATTTAGTTTTCTCCATTTTCCTCATTTCCTTTGATGTCTATTTTATAACTATTAGCAAATATGTCAGAAAACTTTTGTAATGTTTTTTCTATAATATCAATCATTCTTTTTTTACTAATAAATCTTATAATTACTATTCTAGCTATCCAAGGTAAAGTAGAAGTTCTGTATAATATAAAGTTAATTGCTGCTTCTAATTTCTTTCTACCTTCTCCACTATTAAATGATTCTTCTGATACAATTACAGCTTGTTTAAATAAATTGACATATTGCTTTCTATTATAAAAAATATAAATTAAAATTAGTCCTGCTAGAGCTAACCATATCCATTGTTCCACACTAAAACTTGCTAAATATCCTATTGCTTGATTAATTAAGTCTTTCATTAAAAACCTCCTATTTTTTAATACTATTTATAAAATCAACTATAAAATTTGCCATTTTTTTTACATCTTTAAATTTATTTGCCTCTTCGTTAGTTCCGAAGAAGGGTTCAACCAAAATATAGGTACAATTTGTATTGCATATTCCATAACCTCCTCTCGTTTTAGAATCAGTAATGAGGATTATACCCTCTGTTTCTACTGTTTTTTCTATTATTACTTCCTTGCTATTTTTATCTATTTTCTTTTCTTTTAATTTGTTCCACTCTTTTCTTATATTGCTTCCATACTCAACTTTTAATTTTTTCATAAAAAGTTCAGCATATTTTGTTGCTTGTTCATTTTTAAAATAAACTAAACATTCACACCCATTTGCTTGTGGAGAAGCAGCATTAAAATGTAATTCTAAAGCTAATTCATAATTATGTTTATTAATTTCAGCAACAACAGGTTTCATTTCCTGAATATAATTTTGTTCAGGTTTTCTTGAATAAATATCAATACTATCATCAATTTTATTTATTTCATCACAGACATTTCTCCAATACTCATATTCAGATAAATCTAAATATTTACTATATGCCCCTTTTCCTCTTGGATTATGCCCAATCACTATTGCAAATTTTTTCATAATTTTACCTCTTTTCTTTTTTTTATTCCCATTTAATAGCTTCCAGTTCTTCAACAGTTTTAGCTTGAGCTATTTTTAAAGTTAATTCTGTATATTTTTCTTGTGCAGCTGTACCTCTTAATATCCACATAAGATAAATATTGTTTATATCAGTAAAAGTTACTTTAGCAACTGAATTATCTTTTAATCTCCAATTGATTGGTAAAGATTTTATAAAAGCCATTAAATTTTTATCTTTTATAGATTGTTTAATTCCAATTCTTATTTCTTCTGTAACTTCAATATTTAATATTTTTAATGCTTGTTCTATTAATTCAGCATTATCAGAATTTCCAGCTATATCTATTGCTGATTTAACTCTTAAAAAATTTAACTCATCAGTTTGTCCCATTTGGAATATTTTTCCATTGTAATTGTAATCTTCATAAACTTTCTCTAATAAAATAGCTTGAAACTTGTGCCTAAAAGTTCTCTTTGTTTCTTTCATATTAATATCCCATTTATGAGTTGAAGCATTCCAAGTATGATATGAACTTGGCTGTGGTACAGATATAAGTCTTTTATTTTCTATATATTCTCCTGGTGATAGTTGTACTTCAATTTCTTCCTCAATCAATTCTTCTCTTGTCATTTCTCTTATAGTATTAGTTACAATATCATAGGTTGGATGTTTAAAAGCCTCATTTCTTTCAATGACAAGATAATCATTTTTATTTAATTCAGGATAATCTAAAAATAGATTATTATTCATAAAATCTTTAACTTCTTTTGCTGTTAAATTAACTGTAAACTTTACCTTTGCTTTTTTTTCTTTTGTATATATATAGAACATTATTTTTCTCCTTTCATTCTGTGTAGATTTTCAAATTTATTCAGATTTTTATAATTAAAAATGTACTTTTAAGAGTTTTTTATATAAAATTCTTAGATTTTATATTTAAGAAAATCTATAAAAATAAGTTCAAAGTTACAAAATTTATTCTAAATTTCTTTATAAATTTGAAAATCTCCATACTTTTTTGCTAAAAAATACCTAATTTTTTCCTTGCTACTATAAGAGTATTTCTTATTTCTGTAGCACTTGTTTTTTGTATATAATGTTTACTTGTAACTCCACTACTGCTATGATTTGCATAACTAGAAGCAAGTCCTAATCCAGCTAAATTATTAATAAGATTTATGGCTGTTTTTCTTAATGTATGTGGATATAAATCTTCTATCCCTAGTATCTTCCCTAGCTTTTTTATTCTTTGCCTAATTGCTCCTTGTGTCATCTGTCTATATTCTTTCCTATACCTTGTAATAAATAGCCATTCAGATGTAATTCCTTTTTCTTCTCTTTCTTTTAACCATAATTTAAGTAATTCTTTACACTTTTGAAAAAAGAAAGCATTTACTATATAACCTTCTTTTTCTTTAACATCTGTAAAGTATCCATTTTCCAAGTCTAATTGCTCTAATTTTAAGTTTTGAATTGCTGATATCCTACAGGCACTATCTAAGAATAGTTCCCATAAAATTCTATCTTGTAAATCATATTTTTTAGTTTCAACCTGCATATATAAACGAACAGTAAGTATTTGCTCTGTTGTTAAAAAATGGCTATTCCTTATCTTATCTCTTTCTGTAAATCTTAACCTATCCAATTTCTCTGAAAATGGATGATATTTGATTTTATTTCTTCTAACACACCAGGCATAGAATGTTGATATTGCAGTGGTCTTATTCATTAAAGTTCTTTTACTATTTCCTAAGTTCCTACAATAATTTCTATAATTTTCTATTATGCCAGGCATTTCTAATAAAGTGTCTTTACTTAATAAAAGCCTGTTTTTATAGGACTTTTGAAACCACACTAGAAATAACTTAAAATTATTACAATATGTTTTATAAGTTGTTTCCCAAGTTTCCCAATTACTACTTTTACAACTATTTAAATACTCCAAATAAATTTCCACATTTTCTTTTTTTAGATTTTCTAAAATCATTAATTGCATAATTAAACCTCCTATTTTTGATAAGTTAATTATACAATTCTTAAAATAATGGAAAATCTAATCGGAATTATAGAAGTTGATAATTCTACATTTTCTCTTAAAGTTAATTATTTAAAAAATAATAATTTGATACTTTCAGGATATTTAATTGTAAAATCTGATTTTAGAGTAGAAAATAATGGAATTATCTACATTTTAGGAAATAATATCACATTAAATAGCTCCTTTTTAACTTATATGATTGGAAATTCAAAAGGTATATATTTTTATCAACCTCACAATATTTCTATAATAAATGGAATGCTAATATCAGATATAAAAGCATTTAATGCTTATACAACCAAAGTTTTCTATAATTAATTAAACTTTTTTAAAATAAGATTTTAGTATAGCCCATAAATACTAACTTTAATATAACCATTTTGAACAGCTTCACCAGTTAGTGTTATATTACCATTTGTATCAATTTGAACAGCATATTTTCCAAGGGTATGAAAATTATCATTATAGAAAAATCCAACAGCTGAGGCTGCTGTAAAAGTATATTTTTGATGACTTATTCCATTAAGATGAATGGAAATACTTATGTCTACAAGCCAAAATTTATAATTTTTTAATTCTGAAATATTTGTACTTTTAGTTATTTTAGTTGCTAATTCAACTGTATTTGTATATAAATTTTCCACTGTGGAAAATTTCATTAAAGTTAAAAATAATAAAATATTTACAATAGGTAATATTTGTATAGAAACCATAAACTGTACCCCTAATATAGCAGGAGTTAGAACTGTAAAAATTGAGAGTGACTTTAAAAATATATTTAGTATATTTCTAACTGGATATATCACTGAAGGACAAAATGCTGAACATCTTATGAGACAGGTAGTTCATGATTATTATTCTAAAATAGTAGCAACTAAACAAGTTAGATTATATGCTGCAGGAAACCAGTCTATAGAACTAACTATAATAGGAACTATTTAAAAATTTTAATTCCTTAAGAGTATAAAGAAATCAACTTTACAAATACCATTTTGGACATTTCCACTAGTTGCATCTAGAGTAGAAAAGTCTAAATTATCTCCACTATGTATAACTGCAACAGAACAATTATCTTTTTTAGCAGTAGCCATAACTATAGAATTTTTGAAACTAAAACCATTAGCTATTAATGTTTTTGAAGCAGTAGCTCCTTTAGTTTCTAAAGAACCTATAACAATTTTTCTATTTAAAATTGTTAAAACATCATAATCAGTTTTATATTCAATTTTATACAAATTTTCCACAGTGGAAAATTTACAAAGATATGAGGTACTAGATAAATCATCTGAAACAAATTACACAAGTTTAATCTTTAGTAAAATTGGACTGATTGGACATGTTTTTGTAGATATACCAGCTGCAATTTCAAAATCATTAAGAGAAGGTACACTACTTTTTACTTTTCCAGATGGATATAGACCAAAATCATTT